GAAGCCCACGGGTTAATCTGCGTCAGGATGGGAGGCGCTAATGTCTAGCAATCAAGTCCCACCACCAAGACTGCCGGAAGCTCCAGAGGAGTACAGCGTGAGCTATATGTCTGATTTAATAAGAGCTTTGGAGATATTTATTGAGCAAGAGCGTAACCCCGGAGGCATTCGTGCTTCTACTGCCACTTTAACTGGATTACCTACAAGTGCATCTGGTCTTGAAGTTGGTTCTTTGTATAATGACTCAGGAACAGTGAAGATAGTGACATAACAAGATTTTTCTGTATAATTGTTCGTGTTTAGTAAGGATTTAAACTATGGGTTTTTTAGATGATCTAGCCAAAATAGCTTTACCTGCGGTAGCTGGCAGCTTTTTAGGGCCTGCTGCTGCTCCTTTGTTTAGTGGTGCAACTGGGATTATGGCAAACCCAGCCGTACAGAATGCTTTAATATCAGGAGGTATTGGCCTTCTGACTGGTCAAAAACCTAAAGACGCTCTGAAATCAGCACTGCTTGGCGGGATAGGATCTACCATGTTTGGCGGAGCCGGAACAATAGCTGATCAGGGAACAACTGCTATGGAAAGGGTAGATGCTCCATTTAGCCCAATGAGAGGAACTCAATCTCCAAGCGAAGCAGCCGCAGCAGCAAGAGAGGCGGCTTCAGCAGGGACAGGTGCAAGTCAAGGAGTTGAAGCAATTAAGCCAAAAACCATGTCGGCTGAGTTATTGCAGGGCCTTGGTATGGCTGATGACAATTTGTTATACAAAGTTTTAAACACAAAACTTGGCGAAGGTGCAGCCGCAGGTTTGCTTGCAGAGCTTTTAGCAAGTGGAGATAAAGAGGACACAAGAACGGCATTTGAAAAAAGACCATATGCTGGTGGTTTACAATACGGTAAGCTTGGTGGCATAAATTATAATCAAGGCGGTTTAGTCCAGTATTTTAACCAAGGTGGTGCGATGGATAATTATCCAGCAAATCCTCCTAGAAGAGACGGGCCTATCAATCCATACGAAGGATCTGGAACCAAAGACGATGTGCCAGCATTATTAACGGCTGGTGAATTTGTTATGACTCGTGATGCTGTCGAAGGCGCGGGTGGAGGTGACGTAAATAAAGGTCTTAACCGAATGTACAGTATGATGGATAAATTTGAGGGGATGGCATAATGTCTACGCAAACAGTAGAACAAATACAGCGTCTGGCTCCTTACCTTGAGGGGTTAGAACAGCGTCTCCTTGGAACAGCATTCGGTGAGTTTGATTCGTCTGGTAATCAAACTTCACAGGGCTTGCTTGATAGTCCAATTGCTTTACCACAACAACAAGTTGCTGGTCTTGATCCCCTACAACAGCAAGCCCTTGGCATGGCTCCGGGCATGGTTGGATCTTATGCTCCATTTATGTTGGGTGCTTCAGGTCAAACGCTAGGTGGGCAAGCGGCTCTTTCTGCTGGTCTTGGCTCTTTAATGAACCTTCCAGCTATGGCTCAACAATACATGAACCCGTATCAGGGTAGTGTTATCAATGAAATAAATCGCCAAGCTGCTATGGAAAAAAACAAACTAGCAGGTTCCGCTGTTGGCGCAGGGGCTTTTGGTGGTTCTCGTCAAGGTGTACAGGCTGCTGAAGCAGAGGGACGTAGATTGGCTGCTGTAGGAGAAGCACAGCGTAAAGGCTACCAAGATGCAATGAATACCGCACAAAAGTCCGCTCAACTCATGGGCGGTTTAGGGCAGGCATATGGTCAATTAGCTGGCACAACAGCCGATATTGGTCGTGTGCAGTCAGAACTTGGCAGGGCTGATCTTGGCATGCTTACACAGCTAGGTGATATTGGTCGAAATCTCCAGTCACAACAGCTTGAGGCTCAAAGACAAAATCAATTAGCAGCGGCACAAGAGCCATTTACACGCCTTGAAATGGGACAGTCCTTGTTAAAAGGTATGCCTAGTGCTGGTTTATCGTCCACCTTTAAATCAGCCACAACTCCGGCAACAAATCCTTTCTTAGCAGGTGTGGGAGCATATACTGCCTTGCAGGGCATTAAGCCAACTGGCAGTAAATAGGAGAGCTTAGATGGCTCAAAATCAAACATTACCTTTAAGTTCTGGTTTAGGGGCAATTAAAGCACCATCTCTACAAGGTGACGCAAACGAAGCAGCGTTTCGTAAGGATGCGGCAAGCGGTGGTATGCTGGGTAAATTATTAAGCATGTACCCTACTCAGACTGAAGCAATTAATGCAAGAAAGTCTGCTCAAGAGGGGATTCTTCAAGCAATAAAAAATCTTACAAGTGGGACTGGCTCAATAAACCCTAATTTAGCTGGAGCTGCTATGGATGGAACAGGCATTAGCGGCATGCCAGACCCAAGTCCTTTTGATATATTTGATCCAGATCCTTCTGGAAAAATGCCTCTTACTGGTGATGGCGATCTTGGTGGAAGTAATGAAGACCAACCTCTTGTGTTTTCTGGAGATCCAAACCTAAATGTTGACATTGGAGCCGCTGGCCTTGGTGTTGAGCCTCCTGCTGACAGTGGAGGATCTACTCCGTCCACGGCAACCACTGGCGGCGCTGGTAGCGGCGAAGAGGCCGGTGGGCTTGGTGAGACTAATGCAAATCAAGCTCTTGTGTTTAGTGGCTCATCTCAAGACGCTGGAGATAAAAAAGAATATAAGAGTCCTTACGAAGAAGCCATTGCACAAGCTATGAAATCTTACGAAGATACAAAATCTGGTAAAGATACTGGTGTTAAAGGAATTGAATATTATAAAGACGAATTTTCTAAAGCTACAGGCATTGATATTTCAGGAGAAGCTGATAATCGTGCAGCTTTGATGGCTTTTGGATTAGCCCTTATGCAGAACAAAGCTGGCAGAGGGTTTGATGTTGGTAATATTTTAAGTGCAGTTGGAGCGGCTGGTGAGAAAGCCTTGCCTGTTATGGAAAAAGCAAGACAAGAACGCCGTGCAGGACAAATTGCTGCGGGAAAATATGCTCTTGAACAAAGAGCTAAAGATAAAGCTACAGTATTAGCAACTGAACAAGCGGCTTTGACTAGGTTGCAAGATTTGCAAAAAGCAGAAATGGATAGACGCGCCAAAGAGAGATTAGAATTAATTAAAGGTATGCAGACCAGAAAAACTGAGAGGCTTAAAACTGAACTTAAAATGCTTGAAGATGGAGAAGGCGGTAATCTTGAATTTGATAAGACATACAATCTTCCATTTGCGACTGGGCAAGGAGCAAAGGATGCCTTTGATATTATTATGGCTTACGATAAGAAAAGTCCCAATAAGCCTGTGATCATTGGCGCAGAGCCTATGGTAAGAAAATATATAGATGGAAGGGCTGGTGTTCAGGACGCTAAAGAGCTTTTAGATGTTATGGAAAGTGCTGCCAGAGATATTGCTCAAGGAGGAGGTACAGCTAAATTAGCATTTGATAGACTTGCCTCTGTTAGCAAAGCCTTGTTCCCAGATCAAAATGTAGGAAAGCCAACAAGTGAAAAAGAATATGTTCAAGCTGTTAATGCTCTCATGGGAAGATTTAAAAGGTTCATGACTCAAGAAACAGGTAATGGCATTTCAAATGTGGATGTTAGCATATGGACAGAAGAAATTATGAAAAAGCCAACGTGGTTTACTAACCTTGATGAAACATTAAATGCCGTTAATCTTTTAAGAGACTTATTTGATCAAAAGTTGAATGAATTTGATCAAGGTTTAGATCATCTTTATGATGCACAAAATCACGTCGATGCTAAAGATCTTGTAGCTATTGAAGATAAATATGGAACACTTGATCAAATTAAAGGCGTTGAAGGAAAATTAATTTTTAAAGACGGAAAAATAATTAGGGGATAATATGCCTACAATTGACGTAGAAATTTTGCCCGGACAATTTGTTCCTTTTGAAATTAGGGGAGAGAAACCTAATTATATTGAAATGCAACAAATAAATAAACTTGCAAAACAAGCTGAAAGATCTTCTTTACAACAAAATCAAGCCGCTCAAGCTACTCAACAAGAACAATTGTTCGACACAAAAACAGGCGTAAAAAGCGGATCTCTTCGTGCTGTTCTTTCTATGGCTGAAACTGCTGAAGAAGAAGATGCTAAGTTAACAGAATTGTTCGGCATGTCTAAGGACACCGACTTTTTGCGCGATAATCGTGGGAGACTAGCTCTTACTCCTGAAGGTGGTAAAAAGGTTGGAGTTGACCTAGCGCAAAACACACTTATTGATGAAGAAGGTCTTTCTCGTTACGACTTTGCTGATTTAGCAAGCATGGGCGCTGATATTGCTGGCGGTATTTACGGAACGGTAAAAGGCGCAGCGTTAGGCAGTGCAATGGGGCCAGTCGGTACTTTTCTTGGAGGCGCATTAGGCGCGGGTACGGGTACAGCAGCTTCAGGAGCCATTGAAGAGGCCATTGAAGGAATGCTTGGTGTTTCTAGGCAAAGTGCTGGTGAAATAACAAAAGATCTTGCTTTGGATTTTGGGATTGGCGCTGCTGGTGAAGTCGTTATTGGTGGCGCAATAAAGATTGCTGCTCCATTTGTGCGTGGGTTAAGAGGTAAAAGGCTTGAGGGAGAAGAGCTTCAAACAGTCGGCATGGGTCTTGCTGATGAAAAAGCGTCTAAAAGAATACTTTTAGCTCAAGCAAAAGAAATTTCTGAAAAAACAGGCCGTCCCGTTGATGAGGTAATGACCGAAATTTCTGGGCCAACAGGCATGGGGTTTGGCGAAACTCGTGTTGGATTTGGAGGTTTAGCACCAACTCTTGATACTGCCGGGGGAACAGCAATTGGTGCCAGAGCGCAAAGAATTGGTGAAAAAATCAGAGGCACAAGTCAACGGTTAATTAACAATTATAAAACTTTAAATGACACTTTTAATACTTACAAATCCCAACTTGGATTGTCTGCTGATGCACCTATATCCCAGACCATTGCAGATGAAGCTGGTGAGGTATTAAAAGCTGGAATACAAGGCAAAAATCAAGCTTTAAGAGTTGCAGAAGAAGAAGCCAGAATGGGAGTTTTAAATCAATTTGATGAACTCACTAAAGAGCTTGGCGCAGCAGCAAAATCAGATGACAGTATAAATAATTTTGTATTTCAGTCCTTGGCTAAATCACTTAACCAATTTGATCAGTTAGCAACATCTAAGTATGCGGCTATTGATAAGGTCATGAAAGACACGGTTGGTGATGCGGAAATATTTCTTACAAGTGACTTAAAGGAAACAGCAAAAAAACTTAAAAGACGTTACACACCATCTATCAGAGCCAGCACTGGAATTCCTGACAAGCTGGCAGATGAAGATTTAGTAGCGAATGCAATTATACAAGGTTTTGAGGGCCTCGGAGACAAGGCTTCCTTTGCTCAACTTTATCTTCTTCGTAAAAAGCTATGGGATACAAACTTCGCTTTCAAAGGCATGAATGGCACGGATAAACTTGATGATGCAATCCGTCAAATAGACGGCATGATGACAGAACAGGCTGTTAAAAACGTGGCCATATCTCCTGCCGCTTCTTCACTTAGCGCCGATAGTGTTCAATTATTAAACAATGCTGCCGAACAGCTTGCTCCTGCTCGTAAGTTCTATTTGGACGGCATGACCAAAATTGACAACATGACCAGAGCAACAGGCTTGAAAGAACTAAGAGACAATGTTGTTAGGAGCAGAAATTCTGGCACTCCTATAGAAGATTTAATGCCGAATGTTACTCTTATGTCTAAAATAATTAAAAATGGGGATGCTCAGTCTGTAACTAAAACCTTAGATGTTATTAGAGCAAACGCACCTAAAGGGCAAAAAGACAAGCTTACGAATGAATTTAGAGAACGCCTTGCAACTGAGTGGTTAACAAATGCTGCAAAGAAAACAAGCTTTAAGGCTGATGATGCTTATGCTTTTAAGGGATCTAATTTTTCTCAACAGATTGACGATTTAGGCGCGACTGGTGATGTTCTTTTTGGAAAAGAACGGTATGCAAAGATTAAAAATCTTGCAGATCAAATACGTCAAACAACTATTCCCGGGAGAACAAGTAAGGTAGATGTGGAAAACGCATTAATGATGGCAAGATCTACAGGTGCTAAACAACCATTTGTAAATGCTTTGCAAAACGTAGCGAAAGCTCAAAAAGAAGCTTACGATTTTCAAAATAATAGCATCCGAAAGAAAATATTGGCTAATGAAGATATAGACGCTGGAGTGGCAGCTTCTTATATCTCAGGCCCAGCTAAAACTAATGAAGTAAAATCAATAATGAACTCACTTGATGATGCTGGCAGGGAAAAAGTGCAACAATTTTTCTTATCTCAGTTAACTCAAGATTTTGGAGTTAGCGCACTTGTCGATGGAAAGGCTTTACAGGGTATGTCTAAGGCTTTCTCTGCGGCAGCAGAAAAAGGCAAGTTAAGAGCCGTGTTTGGCAAAGAAACTGGGATTGATATGGAAAAGTTTGCTAAAATTCTAGCGACAAATGCAAAAACTGCTCAAGGCGGTGATCTTATTGCGGCTAATATCGCTGCAAGTCCTTTAGCTAATCTGGGTTCAATTATCAGAGCTACTTTAGTTACAAGGATTTTAGACTCTGCACCAATATATCGTAGAGTCGTTAGAGACTATGAGCGTATGTCAAAAGGTCTTAGCCCTAAATCAAAGTCAGAGCTTCTAGGGCAATTAATTGGAGCTGCTGTTGCTCAAACTCCGGGTCAAGCTTTGCAAGAAGGCGTTAACGAAGCCTCTAAACAAATTCGTGCCATAGCTGATAACTCAGGATTAACCGAACAATTGTCCGCAATCCGAAGTAAGATGACTCCACCAAACACAGCATCTAGTCTTGGAGGCATAAACGTAACACAACCAACAGCCCCAGCAGGAACCAGTACAATTCGACAACAGGCAGCAGCGAACCCCGGTGTGGCTCAAACCTTGGGCATCAGAGGTCCAACGGCAGGTCTGTTAGGAACAGGGAACCCGTAAAATGAACAAAGATGTATTACGCGAAGAAATAGCCGCTGACGAGGGCTGTAAGTATGAGGTGTATTTAGACCACCTTGGCTTACCCACTTGCGGCATAGGACATTTGATAACTGAAAATGACGAAGAACACGGCAAACCCGTGGGTACGGTGGTTGAACAAGAGCGTGTTAAGAAATTGTTCGCATTGGATATGTCCGTAACCATTGACGAGTGCAAAGTATTGTACCCTGACTTTGATGACTTACCCGAAGA